CCTCTCGGCCGGTGAGGGTACTGCATTCCCGGAGTTTTCGTCGGAGATACACGTCTGCCGGCCATTCGAGATACCTCCCTGGTGGCGTCGGTGGAGGGGGAACGACCCGGGCTATGCCGACCCCTTCGCCTGGTACTGGCTGGCGGTATCACCGGATGGCATTGTCTATTGCTATCGTGAGTATACCCGCGATCCTAAGGATCCCAGGGTGACGTACTCAGATCAGGCCAGGGAGGTTATGCGGCTGTCCAAGAATGAGGATATATCCTTTACGGTAGTAGGCCGGGATGCCTGGAACCGTGTGGGACGGGCCTTTTCCACGGGCAAGAACCCCAGCGATGGAAAGTCTATCGTGGACTGCTACATCGAGGGCGGCCTAACCGGCTGTATGCCACCTCCCACGGAGCAAAACGTGGCGCGAAAGGCACGGAAAGCCGTCCTGCATGAGTACCTGAAGCCTTTTGAAGACGAACGGACGGGCAGGACTATAGCCAAGTTGCAGATATTTTCCACCTGTACGACGCTAATTGAAGCGCTTCCAAACCTTGTGGTTGACGATAAGGATGCCGAAAAAGTATCGGAAGAACCGCATATCTACACCAACCCCTATGACGCTATTGGGTACGCTTTGGTTGCTTGGCATGTCCGCCACTCCAAACCGCCGGAGCCGGAGAAAACGGAGTTTCAGCGGGATAAGGAACGGCTGGCAAGGCTGAGGAAACGTAAGAAAAGGATTGTATAGAGGGCAGAAACCATATGCCTTGTGGCTCATGCTCCCTATTTTTATTTATCAGGAGGTTTCATGTATGAGTACAACCCAATTCATCAAAAACCCGTTTACATCTCGCTTCTGTGAGATGATGAACACACCAGGAACCCACGACAGGCAGATAGCCACATACCTGATAGGCCAGCCGAATCCCGCAAGTATCGCTAATCCGGGCTTTTTGGCCGTCTGCGAGCCCTGCGCGAAGTCAATTGTAGAGAAGTTGCCGGATGAACTACTGCCGCATGTACAATTAGAGCGTGTCATAGGCGCTCTGACGCCTGCCCAAAAGCTCCGGAAGATAGCGGAGATCGTCCGAAACGACCCTGCACTCCTGGAAATCCTGGCTTCCAGGACGCACGATTCCTGGGCAGGTTGGGCCAGGTGGATGATTGACAAGTACGACGACAAGATGATCGAGCGCTGGGAGCGGCAGATTGCCACACCCTACGAAAAACTGACGGAAAAGGAGAAGGAATCGGACAGGAGAGAGATCTGGAGGCTACTCGGTGATGATTGAGGCCGCTATTTTGGGCTGCGTTATGAGTGCCGCACTCATTTTCCAGGCATATCGCCACGAGAAAGAACGTAGGGACCTCCTGAACCGGATCATGGCCCGTGATTATGCGGAATACCAGGCCATGAAAGGCAGGCCACCTCCGAAAAGTACCAATTTTATTAAGAAAAAGCAGGCAGAGGCGGTGAACGAGGATGTTCGAGGGACTTAAAGTGGCAATTAATAGCATAGGCGGCAGGGTTTTCGGCCAGCAAAATGACCAGGGGCAGCCGGAAATACAGAAACCTATCGACGAGAGGACCTTAATTGACCTTGTTGACCGCGAGTTTAAACGCCGGCAGGAGGAAAGGCGTCCCCATGAGTTGCAGTGGCGGCTAAACCAAGCATTCTTCGAGGGCAACCAGTATGTTGACATCAACACCGGCAGCATGAACCTTGAAGAGATGCCGCTTCTGTACGAGTGGCAGGAACGTGAGGCGTTCAACCACATTGCGCCGAACATCTACGTCCGCATATCGAAGCTGAAACGGGTGCAACCGCTTTTAAAAGTCAAACCAGGGACATCTGAACAGGCGGACTTGCACGCGGCCAAGGTTGGCACTATGCTCCTGAAGAACAACTTCGCAGAACAGGCATGGCGCGATAAGTTTTCCGAAGAACTAGCCTGGATGGAAGTGTGCGGCACTGTCTTTGAAAAACGGGTATGGAACCCGAACAAAGGACCTGTTATAGGCATCATGCAGGATCCCGAGACGGGCGAGACGGTGGAAATCCGCGAGGGTGATAGTGAGACTATTGTCGTACCTCCCCAGGAGTTTTACCCTGACTCAAGCTGGCGCAATGACATTGATGCCTGCCGCAGCATCATCCATGCCAAGGCCATGCACATAGACACCATTTTCGAGACATGGGGAATCCGCGTGGCTGCTGAAAAGTCCGAGTCGGAGCGCTATCAAAAGACTATGACAGGTTTGGGCGGCCTTGGGTACGGCCAGGGTGGTTTCAGACTCCAAAACGTTAAGCTGGAGGACCACGCGATCGTCAAAGAGTATTGGGAGCTACCGACAAGACAGCACCCGGAAGGTCGTTTAATTATTGTTGCCAACGGAAAACTCCTGCACCATGGTCCGATGCCCTTTATGACAGGTGAGGACGGTACGCCAGGATACCCGTTTGTCCGCCTTGTCTGCTTGCAAAGGCCGGGATGTTTTTGGGGCAAGGCTGTCATAGAGCACCTGATACCAATACAGCGGCGCTACAATGCCCTACGGAACCGCAAAGCGGAGTACCTGAACCGGACCGCTATAGGACAGTGGCTGGTTGAGGAAGATTCGATAGACATTGTCTCGCTTGAGAATGAGGCGGCAAGTCCAGGGGCGATACACGTCTACAGGAAAGGGTTTACAGCACCCATGCAGGTGCAGAACCCGCCGTTGCCAAACGCCTTCGAGACGGAGGAACATACGCTTCTAACCGAGTTTTCCATCCTTTCCGGTGTATCCGAGGTTTCCAGGGATTCATCAGTGCCATCTGGCGTGAACTCCGGTGTTGCCATCGGACTCTTACAGGAACAGGACGATACCCGCATATCGAACACGGCAGAGAATATTGAAAGGTTCTTGATTAAGGCCGGCAAAGTCCAACTGCGCCTTTTCAAACAGTTTGTCCAGGCCCCGAGGACGCTTAACGCCGTCGGCCGCAACAACGTGGTTGAGGTTATTGACTGGGTTGGTTCTGACCTATCGAGTGACGATATTATCCTTGACACCACTTCGGCACTTGCCGAGAGTCCGTCCAGCAAGCGCCAGATGGTGTTTGACCTGCTCAAGACTGGGCTTCTTAACGATCCTGAGACGGGCCAGATCACGCGCGAGATCCGTTCCAAGGTGTTCGAGATGATCGAGATGGGCGAATGGGAGTCTGCGGACGACGAGGAGCAACTGCATATGTCCCGCGCAGAACGCGAGAACATGGCCATGGAACAGGGGCAAATGCCACCTGTTGTGTCTTACGATGACCATGTTGTTCATATCAAGCGGCATAACAACTACCGCCTGACTACGGACTTTGAGCAACTCCGGGCACAGAATCCGGCATTAGAATATGGGTTTGACATGCACGTCAACATGCACCTTATGTATATACAGCAGGCGGCAATGGCGCAGATGCAGCAGCAGTTAGCCACGGCAGGACAGCAGGATAACAATTCAGGTGGCGAATCTGTCGCCTAAGAGAGGGGAGGATGAGATGGTAAGACAACAGGCAATGCACCCGATATTAGGAGCATTACAGGGTATAAGCAGGCCCGCACAGGGAACGACATCCAGGGCAAGTTTGTACGCCCAAAAGCCGCAGTTAGGAGGAGGCACCCAGAACAGGGCAAACCTTGGCGGCCCGCGTCCGCACCCTATACCAAGTCCCGGCCCTGTACAGCAGTTGCCGCTTCCGGCGCAAACACTTCCTGCCGGGCCAATACAGCAGGAACCGGCAGGCGGAGAACGCCACGGGGGGCGCCCTGGCGGCAGGATAACGCCGAATACCCCCCAACCGCAACTTGATCCGGATGTGGCGGCAAAACTCAGTTTTGACGACATTATGTACCTAACCATGCTAAGTCAGGGTAATGTAGTGCCAGGCCCAAGCGGAGCCTATGCAGCCCCGTCAAACTTCGGCGGAGGCCCGGAAAACTTCACGTTTGAAGATATTATGAAGCTGACTCAATGGTACAACCAAATATTAGGCAGGTAAAACCTCTTTGAAAGAGGTTTTTTTATTCCCAAAACACGGCGACAACCCTTGATACGGGCCGCCAATTAGGAGGTTTATATTCATGGAAGTCCCAGGAATGCAAGTTGATAACTCTGTACCAGCTAGCCCGGCACCAGCCGCGCCGGAACCGATAGCGGCAACTGCTCCAGCGCCTGAACCAGCGGCACAACCGCAGGCGCAAACGGGAGTAAGGGATATTAATGTACTCAATGCAATACTGGACGGAGCCGACCCCTCAACGCTGTCCGGAGGGCAAATAGGGCAGCCGCCAGCGGCAGCGACACCGCCGCTTGAGGAAGGAGAGCCGCGGGAACCACAGCAACAGCCGCATCAACAACAGGTTGAGGAAGGAGAGCCGCAGGAACCGGAGTTCCAGATTCCCGATAAGTTTAAAAACCCGGACGGAACACCGAATATAGCTGCAATGGCGAAGTCCTACGCGGAGCTTGAGAAGGTATTAGGCGAGCAGGGCAATAAACTGGGGCAGTTCTCTAGAATTGCCCAGGAAAACCAAATGCTCAAAACCTATATCTTACAGGCACAGGCACAGCAGCAACAGCAGCAGCAGGCTCAACAGCCGCAGTCCCCGCCGCAACCAGAACCAAAGTTCCCCTGGGAAGTGGAAATGACACCGGAGGAACGCGAGAAGTTCCACGAAGAGTTTCTCGAAGATCCCGTGGCTGCATTAACCAAGCGGGATCAGCAGACGGCTCAAGCCATCGAGTACAAGTTCCAGAAGATGCTAGAACAGGTAGTCAACCCCCTTACGCCTATCATCCAGGAACATCAGTTCCGGCAGGAGGTTCAAAACTACACTAACCGGCTTATGGCTTTAGCTGAACAGAACCCCGATATTTATGATGTTAAGCCCACAATGGAGGTCATTGCCGGGATGCTCGGCAAAGAAGCGCTGAGGGCTATGGAACAATCAGGCCAAGACCCCTTACAGGTTGTCTATGAGGCCGCAAAAAAGCTTCATAAACCTGCTCAGGATGCTCCGCCATCACCGGAGCAGTTACTGTCTGATCAGAATTTCAGGCAGCAGATTATCCAAAATCCAGATATCAAAAACGAAATCCTGAAAAGCCATGTACAAAGCGTCCAGCAGAACAAACCGCCCCAGTTGTTAGGATCACAACCAGGCGGGACACCGGCGGCAACTCCGCCGATTGTGCCTAAAAACGTCAGGGAGGCAGGTGCTGTGCTGAGACGCCAGCTTGGCTTGTAGGGAGTCATAGGAGGTATAAAAAATGTCAGACACCCCACTTAGCATGACAACAATCGCCAATGCTCTAAAGTATTGGTACCTACCGGCGCTAACCTATCAGCTCAACGAGCAGGCCAGCGTTTTTTTAACTCAACTCGAACGTGACCAGGAGCACGTGGAGGGCTACAAAATCAAAATGGCGCTGTCCTACGGCGTAACCGGCGGCATCGGCAACCGTTCCGATACCGGTACCCTGCCCACCGTCAATCCGCGCAAGTTCGTACAGGCAGAATGGGAAACCAAGAACATCTTCGCCAAGATCCAGGTATCTGACAAGGCTATCCAGGCTTCCCGGTCTGACAGGGCTGCTTTCATCCGGGCGCTTACCCACGACCTGGAGAAAGCCGAGCGTGACGCCAAGAAGGACGTTTCCCGCCAGGTTATGGGTGACGGGACAGGCAAACTCGCAACCGTTACGGAGGTATCTACGAACTCCAACACCCATACCTGCACCCTTGACAGTGCGAAATGGTTTGCCGAGGGTATACTGATCGATGTCTATACCGGCGACGACAAGGACACTTCAGAGGCTGAGGTTACCGTTGTGGACAAGGAAAACAACCAGATCGTCTTTGTTTCCTCGACAGCTCCGGTAGCCAACGATGTCATTTATGTTGCAGGCAACAAAGATCTGGAGCTTACCGGGGTTGCCGCTGTAATGACTGCGAATAACTCACTGTACGGCATCAACCGGGCCAACAACAAGTGGTTTAACCCGACGATCCTCGCCGTCAACGCTGAAATCTCCGAAATTAAAATTCAGGAAGGCATTGACATCGCCGAGGACGAGGTTGGTAATACCATCAACTTCCTAATCTGCGAGAAAGGTGTCCGCAGGGCCTACAGGAACCTGCTGGCCGCACAGAAACAAATAGTCAATACCATCGAAATGAAGGGCGGCTTCAAGGCTGACAGCTTCAATGGCATTCCGCTGACCGCCGACCGCTACTGTGCCAACGGAGAGCTTCTCGCACTCTCCCTGGAGGATTGGAAGCTCTACGAGATGGCCGACTGGGGCTGGATGGACGAGGACGGGAGCATCCTTTTCCGCAGGGGCAATACCCCTGTTTACGATGCCACCCTGCGTAAATACTGCGACCTCGGCTGTGCCAGGCCCAAGGGCCAGGTGAAGTTCACCGGGATAACACGTCACTAATCAACAAGGAGGGGGATTAAAGCCCCCTCCACTTTTATTGGAGGTGCTTTTTTATGGCTGCTGATGTTACAATCGTAAGCCGCCTTCGCATGGGTACAAAACGCGGGGCGCTTGTTGATATTACTTTCAGTGATCCTTACCCAACCGGAGGCGAGGAAGTGACCTTACCTCTGGCTGCCGTAGAGGAAATCCTGTTCTCCCAAAAGTCAGGTTACCTTTTCGAGTATGACAGGGATGATGGCAAGATCAAGGTTTATACGCCTGTCGGTACGGCTTCAAACCACACCCATGCGGTTGCGCTTGATACCGGCGCGAGCGCTGCCCCCTCCGCCACTGCTGCTGTATCCGTCCTGCAGGCTGTCCCGCTGGCAGGAATTCAGGGTACTATCACGGCTGGGGGTACGAAGTATATCGGCCCTGCGGACAACGCTGAAAACAACAACGAGGACATTGTATTTGTTGTTCCGGCAGATGGGAAAATAATCGGCCTGTTCGCCACCCTGGGCACTGCCCCAGGGAGCGCCGTGGA